CGCCTCCACCGCCGCCGCCGGACCCGGCGATGATCCTGGCGCAGGTGGAGCAGCAGAAGATCATGGCGGACATCCAGAACAAGCAGGCCGAGCTCGAGCTCAAGCGGCAGCAGATGCTCCTCGAGGACGACCGCGCCCGCGACAAGCAAGAGGCGGAGATGATGCTGCGCGCCTACGAGATCCAGCTCAAGAGCGGGACCGCCGTGGACGTGGAGCAGATCAAGGCCATGATGGCTGCGCCGCGTGTCGCGAGCCCGAGCGTGCAGCAGCCGGTGATCCCGGAGATCGGGCCGGCGCCGCAGATGCCGCCGATCGGGTGACGCATGAAGGAGCTCATCCCGATCCCGGCGCCGAACCCGAACGTGGCCCCCGCGGCCTATACGCCGCAGTACCACAATCAGGTCAACAACCAAAACCGGCTCTATTTTTCGACGCTGGATAACATCAACCGGGAAGTACTCCCGACCGTCCATAGTCTTAACGTCTTGCACTGGCTGGGGCCGCCGTAATGGCAAACTTTCAGGACATCGTCGGGCTCAGGCTAGGGCGCGGGCAACTCACGACCTCGTACGCTACGGTTTATACGTGCCCGGCAGACAAGCGTGCATATATCAAAGATATAAATCTTTGCAATACGCACTCTGGAAAAGAGCACGCGTACGTTGCGATCGTGCCATCTGGCCAGACCGCTGGCGCAGCGTACGAGATCCTGAGTAACTACGGGATAGACGCGTACACGGTATATCGCTGGACCGGGTTACAGATCCTAAACGCCGGGGACACGATCCAGGTCAAGGGAAGCGGCAGTAATTTAATCACCATCTATGTGAGCGGCGCGGAGGCTGTCTAACATGAGCAACGCATTTCGGGGTCAAGCACAATACATGACGCCAATTTATTCGCAGGCCCCGACGGGCGGCTTCAACATGTCTGGCTATGGTGGAGACACCATGCAAGACCTCGGAGACCTCGGAGACCTCAGCGGCCTCGCCAACTTTGGCGCCGTGAGCGGCCCCGCCTCGATGGGCGGCGGCTATAGCATGTTTGGGTCTTATAGCCCGACGCCGTACCAGCAACAGGATTACACCGGCGGATACATGCCGGGCTATGGCGCGCAACTGCCGCAGCAGTTTGGCGGCTATGGCGGCGGCTACGGTCGTGGATATGGCGGCTTTGCGAGCCAGTTTGGCGGCCGCTTTGGCGGCGGCTACGGCGGCGGGTTTGGTATGCCGCAGCCGCAGCAGCCGAACGTAAACGACCTATTTGGTCAGTATATGTTTGGCCAATATTATGGTCAGCCGGCCTTCAACCCGTTCCAGGCCACGTCCATGTTTGGCGGCGGCCGGCGTGGCGGGTTTGGCGGCGGCCGACGCGGCGGTCGCGAGCGTATGTTCCCAACTCAGCAACCAGAAGTTCAAGCATATGCCCCCCAGCCGCCGCGCATGACATGGTCTCCGCCTATGCCGGCGCAGCCGCCCGTAAGTCCGCCGGCCCCGGTTACACCAGCGCCAGCGCCAGTGCCAAGCCAGCAAAACCAGAGCTCAAACCCAGACTATTGGTACACCAAGCTGGTCGAAAATAACCCAGGCATTGACACAGACCGCGCAAGACAGCTCGCTGAAGAGCGCGCCGCAGTATTTCGCGGACAGGCTCAATCGCAACAGCAGACGACGCAACAGCCGCCGTCACAGCCACAGGCTCCAAACATTTACGATCCGTCAAACGATGACTGGGGCCGTGGTGAGGGTCAAATCAATGCCGCAGATTTGCCAAGCGGATTTAATTGGCAGGCGTATCTTGATGCGCCGTCAAACGCCGATCTTCGCGCGGCAGGGCTTGATACGCCAAGCGAGGCGGCGCGTCATTATTTGAAATATGGTCGTAGTGAAGGAAGGAATTTAGGGGCGGCAGCGCCATCTGCGGCGCCATCAATAACGCAACCAGTCAATCAACCTGCGACACCATATTTCCCATCCGTGACGCAGCCAGTAGAGACCACGATGCCGTACGATCTTGGCGACCTCAGTGGCCTCTCTAGACTCGGCGGCTTTGACCCATACGGCCGGTTTGGCGCGTTTAACTTTAGGTGACACCATGAAGCAGGGACTCTATTCAAATATTTGGGCCAAGCGCGAGCGCATCGCGGCCGGCAGCGGCGAGAAGATGCGTAAACCTGGAGCGAAGGGCGCGCCGACCGCCAAGGCGTTTAAGGCTGCGGCAAAGACGGCGAAGAAGCGCAAGTGAAGACCGCGGCTTGGCAGCGTAAGGAAGGCCAGAGCAAGAAAGGCGGCCTGAACGCCGCGGGCCGCGCGTCCTATAAGCGCGAGACGGGCGGCACGTTAAAGCCGCCAGTGAAGGGCGAGGCACAGTCGCCCGAGCAACTGCGCCGGAAGGGATCGTTTCTGACGCGCATGGGGTCGATGCCTGGGCTGCTCTTTGACGAGCAGGGCGACAAGACGCGCCTCAAGTTGAGCCTCGAGGCGTGGGGACACCGTGGAGATAAAGCGAGCGCGGTCGCCAAGGGGCGGCGACTGCTCGAGAGATACAGGAAGCAAAAAGATGGCTGAACCAAGGCGCCGCGGATTATTAAATGAGCTTGAAGAGCTCGCTCGTAGCACCTACGAAGATCCACAGGTGCAGGCGCAGATCGGTATGCTCCGCGGCGCTGGTCGCGGGCTCTACGGAATCGTTGAGCCTTTTTTATCTCCAAGAGAGACCGCGCGCGGGTTGCTCGCGACGGGGCAGGAGTTTGCAAGAGACCCAGGGGCCGCGACAAAGTCGATGCTTCAGGCAGAGGTTGACCGCGCCATCGCCGCGCCTCAAGACCCAGAGGCCCTGGGAGAATATGCCGCGTCGTTTGTAAACCCGTTTCGTGTCGCCGGCTCTATGCGACGAATGATGAGCCCGGCAGATGGCGGATCATATCGTGGCCAGGGGATTGATGTCCCAGACGCGGCACCGGTAGACGAATCATATTTTAATCTTGAGGGGCTCACGACGCAGCCATCTCGTTCAGTAGAGATCCCGCGATACACTCCGCCCCGCGGCGCTCCGGGCTACATGCAAAGGCTGGCAGGGAACGAGCGCGCATATAATCAGATACTAGACTGGGCCAAAAAGGGCATGACCGAAGAGGGCCTCGGGTGGTACAACACAGAGGCGCTGCGAAAAGAGTTCATCAAAGAATTTGGTGAAGATGTCGGCCAGAAAAACTACGAAAAATATATAGACTTGGTGGCCGCAACCAGCGCAGGCGCAAAGACCCCAGCAAACGCGAAGATAGCGTCTTATTATTATCAGCAGGCAGTGCGTGGAGAGCCGGCGGTTAAGCCGCCAAAGGGCTCTGGATACGGACACAAAATGCAGGCGCTGCACTTTAAGAACGCGGCCGAGATATTGGCCGGTGGCGCGCTTGATCCAATAGCGAACCCGAAGCGGTACACCTTTGGTGAAAACCTTAAAGGCAACTGGGACTATGCGACCGTGGACAAGCACAACGTCCGCGCCTTTGCTATCGCATCCAGAGACCCTGATTTTGTAGAGGCGAGGCTGGCAGACCCAGCCGGGACGCCGGCACCTGATTGGTGGAGCGAGAAAAAATACGGGGCCTGGAACCCAGAGAAATTTAATCCCCGCAAGTTTATTCAAGAAAACAAAATTAAATGGGAAACGATCCCGCCTACTTGGTTTAAGGAAGCGCCCACTAAAACAGACTATAAGGCCTTTGAGGACCTTAACCGCAGGCTCGCAAAAGACCTCGGGATATCTCCAGCAGCGGCCCAGGCCGCGCTGTGGCTTGGGGCAGGTCAAGCGACGGGGCTTGGATCTCCGCCGGTTGCATTTATGAAGATCCTTGAGGGAAGATTGGAAGAGACCGCAAAGAAGCGCGGAATTAGCCGTGAACAAGCGTTGAAAGATTTTATCCGTGGAAACGCCCCGCTGTTGCAGTTTGGCGGCATGGCCGTTGGGGCTGGTTTGCTTGCCCCGTCGAATGAAGAGGAGAAAATGTAATGCCCAGCAAAAGCACCAAACAAGCGCGCCTCATGGCCGCCGCCGCCCACGACCCAGAGTTCGCCAAGCGCGTCGGCGTGCCGATGAAGGTCGCCAAAGAATTTAACAAGGCCGACAAGGGCGGCAAGCTCTTGAAGAAGGCGATGAAAAAGAAGCCAAAGAGCGGCCTGCTCGCTTGAGCGAGCGAAACCCCTACATCGACGCCCGCAAGGGGCAAGAAGCCAAAGACCTCCTCGAGAACCCGATCCTCGTGGAGGCCTTTGGCGTCTTGGAGGGCGAATATCTCAAGGCGTGGCGAAACAGTAAGCCAGCCGACCAGGAGGAGCGCGAGCGGCTATGGCTCGCGGTCGGCATCCTGGAAGAGATCAAGCGCCACCTGCGCATCGTCGTAGAGAACGGCGCGATGGCAAAGCGAGACATCGACAAGATCAGCGGCAGGAAATAACCCGCTTGAATCTTGCACAATAGATCTATGAGTCAAACCGGCACGGGTACACCCCCCGGAACAATACAGTCCACGCAGGATGCCCTGGAGCAGATGCTCGCCGCCGACGAAGGCGAAAACGAGCAGCTTGAGGCCGAAGCAATGGACGAGGGTGAGGAGCCTTCCCAGGCAGTCGACAGCGAGTCCGACGGCGTGGAGGAGGAGACCACCGAAGGCGATGAGGAAGCCGAAGAGGCGCCGCCGCAGGGCCAGACATTCCGCGTCAAGGTTGACGGGGAAGAAGTCGATGTCCCGCTGGATGAGTTGCTGAAGGGTTACTCACGCACCGCAGACTATACGCGCAAGACGCAGGCGATCGCCGAGGCCAGAAAACAGGCCGAGGCAGAGCTGAATCTAGCGCGGCAGGAGCGGCAGAGATATGCACAGACCTTGGATGCGCTGGACGCGCAACTCAAGTCGCTGCAACCGCCCGAGATCGACTGGGACAGGCTCTATCAAGAGAACCCGGTCGAGTGGGTGAGACAGCGCGAGCTGCAACGGTCCAGGCAGGAGCAGGCGCAGTGGGTGCAGGCCCAGCGCGCCGCCCTGGTACAAAAGCAACAGGCGGATGAGCAACTGAACGCGGAAAAGACCCTAGAGTCTGAGCGCGGGAAGCTGCTCGAGGCGCTCCCTGATTGGCGCGACCCTGAAAAGGCGCGCGCCGAGAAGGCGAGGATCGTCGAATACGCAACCGGGAGGCTCGGCTTTAGTGTCGAAGAGATCTCGGACGTATACGACGCACGCGCGGTGCTGGCCCTTCGCAAGGCGATGCTTTACGACGAGCTCATGAGCAAGCGCGACCAGATGCGCCCGAAGATCATCCAGAAGGCGCGCCCGATGCGCGCCGGTGTCGCCTCTAGCCCGCAGTCATCAAAGGTCACCGCATCGAAGGCCGCTCTTTCTAGACTCGCAAATAGTGGCAGCCACAAAGACGCGGCTGCCGTGTTTGAACAGTTTATAGATTAGGGGTAACACCAAATGTCACAGACAGCCAATACGTTTGATACTTTTGCCGCAAAAGGTATCCGTGAGTCTCTCTCAAACGTGATCTACAACATCTCGCCCGAAGAGACCCCGTTCATGTCGAACATCGGACGCGAGAACGTCAAGAACACTTATTTCGAGTGGCAGACGGACTCGCTCGCCGCGGCCTCGACGACCAACGCGCAGGTGGAAGGTGACGACGTGTCGTCCTACGACTCGACCGCCGCCACGACCCGCATCGGTAACTACACCCAGGTCAGCCGCAAGACCGTCCTCATCTCGGGCACCCTCGAGAGCGTGGACAAGGCCGGCCGTCGCTCGGAGCTGGCGTACCAGCTCGCGAAGCGCTCTGCCGAGCTGAAGCGCGACATGGAGTCGATCATGCTGACGAACCAGGCGGCCTCGGCTGGCTCTGCCGGCGTGAGCACGGCCCTGCGCAAGTCGGGCTCGCTCCTCGCGTACCTCAAGACCAACACCGACAAGGGCACGGGCGGCGTTGATCCGGTCTACACGACGAAGCCGGACGCGACCCGCACGGATGCGACCGACGCTAACCTTCGCACGTTCACCGAGACGATTCTCAAGAGCGTGATCCAGAAGGTGTGGGCCGCTGGTGGCACGCCGAAGATTCTCATGGTGGGCCCGGTCAACAAGCAGCGCGTTTCGGGCTTCGCGGGTATCGCGGAGATCCGCAAGGAAGTGGTCGGCAACCGTGCCGCGACCATCATCGGCGCGGCCGACGTTTACGTGTCCGACTTCGGCAACGTGAACGTGGTCCCGAACCGCTTCCAGCGTGAGCGTGACGCCTTTGTGCTCGACCCTGAGTACGCAAGCGTCGCCTTCCTGCGCCCGTTCAATACGGTGGAACTTGCAAAGACCGGCGACGCCGAGAAGCGCATGATCCTCGTGGAGTGGGGCCTGAAGGTCAACACCGAGGCCGCGCACGGTCTCGCCGCGGACCTCACCACGACCTGATCGCGGTGATATAAACTTGGGGGCGGCGGCAACAGGGCCGTCGCCCCTGAGTTGAGGATGGCATGAATTCAACAGGTAAGCGCCTTTTTGATTACGACCCAGAAACGGGCACGACGAAGTGGTGGCATTACGATGCCGACAAGGACGAGGCCAAGATAGAGACGGTCTTTGAGGTCGGCGACCTGATTGAGCAGAACAAAAAGCAATACGCGGACACGGACGAGCGTGCCCGGTACGGCGAGTGGAGCAAGGTCGCGTCGATACCGATGGCCTTGTTCTACAGGTTAAAGGCAAAGGGGATCATTGACGACCCGGCGGCGATGAAGCGCTGGCTCAACGACCCCGATAACAGATTTTTTCGCACGCGTCCGGGGCGTGTATGAGCAGGTCAATAGCGATATTGGTCCCTGCGCGTGATACGGTGATGACCTCGTTTGCGTACGACATGGCGCGGGCGATGAGTTACCACACAGCGACGACAGACGACCGTGTTTTGCTCTTCACGAGCCACGGGACTCTAATCGCCTCTCAGCGGATGGAGCTTGCGCGTCAAGCACTCGAGGAGAAGGCGGACTATCTCCTCTGGCTTGACTCAGACATGCGGTTCCCGAAGGAAACGATCGGGCACCTCATCCTACGCGACAAGCCCATCGTGGCCGCGAATTACTCCACGCGCCGGATGCCGGTGAAGCCGGTGGCGATGATGGACGGCGGCGGGAAGATTGACCGGGTATATACCGGCCCAGAGTCCGAGGGCCTGCAAAGTGTCGACTACGTCGGCATGGGCGTGATGATGACGAAGCGCGAGGTGTTTGAAAAACTCGACGCGCCGTGGTTTGCGATCCCCTACTCAACGGTCGGGAATCACTACATCGGCGAAGACGTCTTCTTTTGCCGCAAGGCGAGAGAGGCCGGGTACGAGATAACGCTGGACCATGATCTCTCGCAGCACGTAAAACATATCGGCACCTTTGAGTATTCTCACGAGGGTGCCTGGGCGGTGAAGGAACAGGTGGACGGTGGCTCTAACATCATACACAGCGCTCAAGTCTAGCGTCGCCGACTGGCTGAACCGCGACGACCTCACGTCGGTGATCCCCGACTTCATCTCGCTCGCAGAGGCGCAGATGGAGCGGAGGCTCCCGACGCAAAAGATGGTCAAGCGCTCCACGGCGACGATCGACACGCCGTTCTCTGCGCTGCCGTCTGATTTTCTTTCGTGTAAGGCTTTGATCCTGACCAGCACCTCCCCGGTGCAGCAGCTCGTGTTCTTGTCGGAGGACGAGGTAGACGCAAAAAAATACGTCTACAACGCCACCGGCAAGCCGAAGTATTTTTCGCTGATCGGGAACCAGATAGAGGTCATGCCCGCGCCTGACACCAGCTACACGGCCGAGCTCACCTACGTGGCGACGCTCGCGAAGCTCTCGGACAGTAACGCATCTAACTGGGTCCTCGAGCGCCACCCCGACGTGTATCTCTACGGGTCGCTCCTACAGGCGGCGCCGTACCTGCGCGACGATGAGCGCATAGGGGTCTGGTCTGGTTTGTACCAGTCCGCGATGGAAGAGATGATGCTGCAAAACGAACGCGCCGCCTTTAGCCAAGGCCGCACCGCAATGACCGTCAAACCGACGAGGGTGATCCCGTGAGTGCATTTTCTAATTACCTTGAGACCAAGATCCTCCAGCATGTGTTGACAAATACGTCTTACACGTCGCCGACGACGGTGTACTTGGGCCTGCACACCGCAGACCCGACCGACGCCGGGACGGGGACGGAGGTGAGCGGCGGATCTTATGCGCGCCAGTCGTGCGCCTTTACGGTGACGGGAGACACGGGCAGCAACACGAGCGCCGTAGAGTTCCCGACCGCGACGGCGTCGTGGGGCACCGTCGGCTGGATCGCCGTCTGGGACAACGTCACGGGCGGGAACCTGTTATTTCACGGCGCGCTGACCTCGAGCAAGACGATCGCCTCGGGCGACGTGTTTCGGGTCCCGGCGGGCGACCTTGATATTACGTTGAACTAATCAATGGCAGGCTACGGCTCTGGTTTATATGGCCGTGGCAGGTATGGCATCGACCCTAAAGAGGGCGCTGCCACACTAAACGCGACCGCGGCCCTGTCCTGCATCGGCAGGCGGGTCCAGTTTGGGGCGGCGGCCCTAAACGGCGCCGCGACGGTGACGGCGGTCGGGGTAAGGGTAAGGCTCGCGGCGTCGGCGCTATCGGCGTCCGCGAGCCAGTCGGCGTCGGCGCTGATCGTCAAGGACGGCGCCGCAGCATTGAACGGCGCGGCGTCGGTGACGTGCGCCGCAAAGATCGTCAAAGACGGCGCCGCTGCGCTGTCTGGGGCGGCCACTCTGGCCTCGGCGGCGACCAGAGTACGGCTCGGGGACGCCGCGCTGAGTGCCAGCGCGTCGCTCTCTGCGGATTATCGCCGCGTCAGGCTCGCGAGCGCCGCGGTCTCTGCCGCCGCGAGCGTATCCGCCTCGGCGGTGCGCGTCGCAGACGGCGCGGCGGCCATGGCTGGGTCGGCCACGCAGACAGCGACCGCGAAGGTCATCTACCTAGACAGCGCCGCCTTAACCGGCGCCGCGACGGTGGTGGCCTCTTGGGTCCTGGTACAGAGCGCCGCCTGTGCGGTCTCTGCGGCGGCGACGATGGTGGCCTCCGGGCGCCTCAAGTGGCAGACGGAGCCCGACACGCCAGAGACGTGGACGGCGCAGGGGGACACGGCAGAGAGCTGGGCCACAGCGGGCGACACGGTCGTCGCGTGGACCCCGGCGAGTGACACGGCAGAGACATGGGCGCCGGCGAGTGACACGGCGAAGACTTGGACGCAGAAGACACACCCGGCCTATTTGCAGGCCGCTTGAGGTAACTAGACATGGCTGATACGACAACCACCAACCTGGGCCTGACGAAGCCGGAGGTCGGCGCGTCCTCGGATACCTGGGGCGGGAAGCTCAACACCAACCTCGACACCATCGATGGGATCTTTGCGGGCGCCGGTAGCGGCACCTCGGTGGGACTAAACGTCGGCACCGGAAAGACCCTCACCGTGGGCGGCACGCAGAACATGTCTGCGCTGACGGCCTCGACCGCGCTGGCGCTCGACGCCAGCAAGAACGTCGTGAGCGTCACAAACACCGGCACCGGGAACAACGTGCTCTCTGCCTCCCCGACGTTTACCGGGACGATCAGCGGAGCCGCCGCGAGCCTCTCCGGCAACCTCACCTTCTCGTCCACCGCCCAGCGCATCACGGGCGATATGTCCAATGCGACATTTAGCAGTCGGTTGGCGTTTCAAAGCAGCACGACGAATGGCAATACAAACGTAACCACGTTGCCAAATGGAACAAGCACATCGTCAGGAATTCAATGCTACAACGCAGCAGACCCAACAAATGCTGCGTTTGCGAACATAGGCGCAAGTTCAGCCGAAATTCAATTTCTTTCTGCTATTCGCGGCACCGGCACCTACCTGCCGATGACCTTCTATACCGGCGGCAGCGAGCGTATGCGGCTGGATACGTCGGGGAATCTCGGGATTGGTACTACGTCGCCGGGGGCAAAGTTACAAATTAACGGTTCCACGGCGCAATATTCACCAAGTGTTGCTGTTAGAACAGCGCCCAATCAATACGAATGGGGGCATCCCAATACTTCGGGCTATGGCTCGGTAATCGGCGCGGAATCAGGGTCAGGTGCGTCATTTATTGCATTCAATTCTGGCGCTGGGACAAACAGTAACACCTACCGCACATTTGGGATTCCCGGCAGCGTATTTAGAGCCGACAATGCCGGTGGTTTGGGGCTTTATCGCGTCACGACAGCATCAGCCGATAATCAATCGCTTACTGGGCCGACAGCCTTTTTTGACTCCTCCGGCAACGTCGGGATTGGTACTGCGTCGCCTTTGGCATGGCTCCAAGTGGGGGCAGGTACAAATGCCGTTGCGATGACCGGGACGCAACTCCTGTCAGTTAAAACAAGTGGCGCATCGGCTGGGGTAAGCGCAAAACGTGACGGATTTGCTGAAGTAGGAATGCAGTCTGGCGGCGGTGGCGGTTACGTCGGAACATGGACAAATGATGTTCTTAATATAGTCACCAACGGCACATCAAATGTTCGTATGGTCGTAGACACCTCCGGCAACGTCGGGATTGGCGGGACGGCACAGGCGTATTCTCGTCTTAATTTACTTGGAACATATCCAACATCCAGCAACGCGACTCAAGTTGTACGTTTAGACGGCACAATTCCAAGCGGCACAACGGCTAGTTATCGTAGTTTTTTGTCTCGCCCAGTAACGCAAGCAACAGCGTTTACTTTAACCAATCTTATCCATTTTGAAGCAGACACTCAAACTTTGGGTGCAGGGTCAGCCGTAACCAATCAATATGGATTTTCTGTTGCAGATAGCCTCACCGGAGCCACCAACAACTACGGCTTCTACAGCAACATCGCCTCTGGCTCTAACCGCTGGAACTTCTATGCAGCGGGGACGGCGCAGAATTATTTTGCGGGTGATGTGGGTATTGGCCGAACGCCCGTTTATCGTTTGCACGTTCAAGGTTCCACTACAACTAGCGCAAATTATGCACTGGTTGTAGAAAATGCAGGCGCAGCCGCAAATCTGTTTTACGTCAGAAACGACGGGCTGATGATGATTGGTAATGCCGCCAATTCTCCATATAGTTACACCACAGGCAATGCGGCAAATTTATATGTTGATGCGGGTGGATTGGTTTACAGATCAACGTCATCGCTTCGTTATAAGTCAGACGTAACTGACGCCACACACGGTCTTGCTGACGTACTTAAACTTCGCAGCGTTACTTACAAGGCCAAGAACAGCGGCGACACCGTATTTGGCGGCTTGATTGCTGAAGAAGTGCATGACGCTGGGCTGACCGAGTTTGTGGCCTACGACAAAGAAGGCCGACCAGATGCTATCCATTACGGAAACATGGTGGCTTTGCTTGTGAAGGCTGTGCAAGAACTGACAGCGCGTGTCGCTGAACTGGAGGCTAAATAAATGGCTACTTGGAAAATTGAAAGCATGATCGTTAAGCCGCAAGACGGCTCGCACACCGACGTCGTAGTAACTGCGGCATGGAGATGTTCTGCCAGCGATGGCGACAAGACGGCATCCAACTACGGCAGCATGGGCTTTGCCTCACCGGGCGATGACTTCGTGGCCTACCCAAACCTGACCGAAGCCGATGTGCTGGGCTGGGTGTGGGCAAACGGCGTGGATAAGGCCGAGGTAGAGGCAAACGTAGCGCGTGAACTAGATATGCTCGTCAACCCGCCGACCGTCGCCAAGCCGCTGCCGTGGAGTAATTAATGGAACCCGTTAAATTGGAAGTCACGCTGGAAGAAGCGGTCGCTATCGTCAACTTGCTCGGCACCCTGCCGACGAGTCAAGGCGCAGGGCCGCTCTGGGCAAAACTGAAGGCGCAGGTGGAACCGCTGTTGCCGAAGCCTGAAGAAACCAAGGCGTGAACACCGCGTTCCTGATTATCTTCTTTTTGCTCCAGATTATTGACATCTGGACGACGGATCGTGCGCTGAAGCTGGGCAAGCGCGAGGCCAATCCCTTGCTCAACTGGCTCTTTCAGCGTTTCGATCCGGTAGGGACGATGGTGGTGATGAAGGTCGCGGCGACTTACCTTTTGTGGGTCGCTGATATTTATTTCGTCACCGCAGCCTGTTGCGCGTTATACGTCTGGGTCGTGCTTAACAACTACGGCGTCATCAAGGACAAGTAAATGGATATGCAGATCCTTTTCAATATTGTTGTAGGTATTGCCGGGTTGTTTGGCGGCTGGATCTTGAACAACATATCTCGTTCCATTGAAAAGTTGGACGAGGATGTCAGAGACATGCCGTTGACTTATGTGACCCAGAACCACTACCAGCGCGATATTGACGAGATCAAGTCCATGCTGCGGCTCATCTTTGACCGTCTTGAGAACAAGGCCGACAAATAATGCTGCTACCGATCAACATCCAGCCTGGCGTCTATCGCAACGGCACCGACTACCAGAGCAAGGGCCGCTGGCGCGACGCCAGCCTCGTGCGCTGGTACGAGGCCACCATGCGCCCCGTGGGCGGGTGGCGCAAGCGCTCGAGCAGCCAGATGACCGGACTCTGCCGCGGACTCATCGCGTGGCGCACAAACGCCAACGCGCGCTGGATCGGGCTCGGGACGCACAGCAAGCTCTACGCGATGAACGAGGCCGGGACACTTACCGACATCACCCCAACCTCTGGCTTCACGCCGGGGCAGGCGGACGCGACCCTCAACCTTGGCTACGGCGGCGGAGCGTATGGTTACTTTGCCTACGGCACCCCGCGGCCAGACACCGGGACCGCGACCCCGGCGACGACCTGGAGCATGGACAACTGGGGCGAATATCTCCTCGCCTGTTCCAACGCCGACGGCAAGATCCTGGAATGGCAGCTCAACACCGGCGTGAAGGCCGCGGCGCTCACTAACGCCCCGACCAGCAACAAGGCCGTCCTCGTGACGGCGGAGCGGTTTGTGTTCGCGCTCGGCGCCGGCGGCAACGCCCGCAAGGTGCAGTGGAGCGACCAAGAAGACAACACCATGTGGACCCCCGCCGTGACCAACCAGGCGGGGGACATCGAGCTCGAGACGGTCGGGTCGATCGTCGCCGGCAAGCGCCTCCGCGGCGTGAACCTGATCTTTACCGACGTCGACGTACATACGGCCCAATACCAGGGGCCGCCGTACGTGTATGGCTTTGAGCGGATCGCGACCGGGTGCGGCTTGATGAGCGCGCAGGCCGTGGCGGCGGTGGAGTCGGTCGCGTACTGGTGGGGCCCGGCGGGCTTCTTCATGTACGACGGCTTCGTGCGCCCCCTCAAGTGCGAGGTCCTAGACTACGTGGTCGGCAACCTCTCGCAGCAGCAGCGCTCCAAGGTCTACGCGGTCGCGAATAATCAATTTGGCGAGGTCTGGTGGTTCTACCCGAGCGCCGCCAACACCGAGAACGACTCTTACGTGGTCTATAACTACCGCGAGAATCACTGGACCATCGGGTCTCTGGCGCGCACGGCGGGCACCGACCGCGGCGTCTTCACGTACCCGATCATGGTCTCGGCAGACGGCTACGTCTACGAGCACGAGGTCGGCGTGGCCTACGACGGCGCGACGCCCTACGCGCAGACCGGGCCGATTGAGTTTGGAAACGGCGACAAGATCATGGTCGCGCGGCAACTGATCGCCGACGAGAAGACCCAGGGGTCGGTGGGGGTACAGTTCAAGACGCGCTTTACGCCCCTCGGGAGCGAGGTCGTCAAGACCTACACGATCGACAGCCCCTACACGCCGGTGCGCTTCTCTGGGCGCCAGATCGAGATGAAGATCACGGGCGACACCCTGACCGACTGGCGCGTCGGGACGATGCGGCTAGACGCGGTCGCGGGCGGCGAGCGATGAGCGACGTTGAGGGCATAGAATACGTCGCACCCTTCCGCGAGCTCATAGAGCGTGCGCTGGCGGAAGGGTACGGGCAACTGAACTATGACGACATCGTCCAGGGGATCAACCGCGGCGAGTACCAGTTTTGGACCGCCAGCAACTCCTGCGTCATCACGACGATAGACATCTTTCCGCGCCTGAAGCAGCTCACGATCATCATCGGCGCCGGGGACTTGGAAGAGATCGACGCGGTCATCAGGCCGGTGATCGAGACCTGGGCCAAGTCCATCGGCTGCGAGGCGCTGATTATCTTTGGCCGCCCCGGATGGCAGAGGGCGCTTGAGGGCTACAAACGCACCGCGGTGGTGCTGGAAAAAAGACTATGAGTAACCTGTTTAAGTCCAAGAAGACCGAGACCCAGAAGACGGAGATAGACCCGGCGGTCTATCAAAACGTCCTCGCAAACATTGAGTTGGCAAACCAGCTGGCCTCGGTGCCGTTTACGCCCTACCAGGGGCTCCTCACGGCGCCCTTCACGCAGGACTATATGCGTGGCGAGGCGATGACGCGCGCCATCGCCGGCGAGGGCGGCTTCGTCCCAGAGCTGGAGCTGGCCTCGCGGCAGGTACAGCGCGACCTTGGGTTCCAACCAGAGCGCGTCTTTGCGCCGGGGACGCGGCAGCGGTTCCGCGCGCCGACCGCGCAGGCCGCCACCGTGACGCCGGGGACCGCGGTCGACACGGTGAGCGCGGGCCAGGTCGCGACGCAGTTCGCGCCGGGCGTGACCACGGCGGGCCGCGTCGCGACGCAGTTCGCGGCCCCGGCGGTGGGCGCGGGCCAGGTCGGTACGCGCTTCGCGGCGCGTGACGTAGGCGCACCAGGCGCCGCCCCCATGGCGCAGGGCGCCTCTGTCTTGGGCGAGGACCTCGCGCGCTACCAGAGCCCGTACCAGCAGGCCGTGATCGAGGCCGGGCTCTCTGACATCTCCCGCGCCGAGGAGCAGGCCCGCGCCGGTCGCGCTGCCCGTGCCACGGCGGCGCGTGCCTTTGGTGGCTCGCGTGCGGCGATTGAGGAAGGGATCGCCGCGGGAGAGGCGGCGCGTGAGCGCAACCGCTTCGTGGCCGAGCAGCGCGCGCGTGGCTTCCAAGAGGCCGCGGCGATGCGCGAGGCGGACGTGGGGCGCCAGCAGCAGGCGGCGCTCGCGAACCAGCAGGCGGCTCAAAACGTGATGCAGCTCGCGCAGGCGGGCCAGATCAGCAACCAAGAGCGCGACATCCGGCTCCAGCAGCTCGGGCTCACGGCGGAGCAGGCGAACGTAGAGGCGCAGATGCGCGCCGCGCTCGCGAACCAGCAGGCCGTGCAAGAGGCCCAGCGCCTCGGCGTCACGGCAGAGACCACCAACGTGCAGGCGGCGCTCGAGGCCGAGCGCGCGAACCAGCAGGCCCGCCAAGAGGCGGCGCGGCTGGGCCTCACGGCCGAGCAGGCGAACCAGCAGGCGATGCTCGAGGCCGCTCGCTTGAACCAAGCGGCGCGTCTCCAGGGCCAGCAGATGACGCAGGGGCAGCAGGAGTTCAACGCGCGCCAGATCCAGCAGATTGAGCTCGCCAACCAACAGGCGCGGCAGCGTGCGCAAGAGATGGGCATGACCGCCGAGCAGTTCAACGCGGAGCAGGCCATGCGCGCGGCGCTCGCCAACCAGGCAGCCGGCGGAGAGGCCGCGCGGTTCCGTCTTGGCGCCGCGACGCAGCTCGGCGACTTTGGGCGGCAGGCGCTCCAGAACCGCTACGGCGCCGCGGCGGCGATGACGGGCCTCGGGACGGGGCAGCAGAACTTGATGCAGCAGTACCTTGACCGGCAGTACCAGGAGTTCGCGCGCCAGCAGAACTATCCGCTCCAGCAGCTCGCGATCCGGCAGGGCGCGATCGCGGCGAGCCCGTACAACGTGACCCAGACCGGGACCGTGACGAGCCGCCCGAGTTACTGGCAGATGATGGGACAGATCGGGAGCACGATCGCAGGGTTCTCCGACGAGACCATGAAAAAGAACGTCTCTAAGATCAAGAACCCGCTCGACAAGGTGAACCGACTGAAGGGGATCGAGTTTGAGTGGGAAGACGAATACAAGGGAGACGTAGAAGAGAACGGCCAGGAGCCAGAGGGCAAGAGCATGAGCGTCTCCGCGCAGGACGTGGAGGACGAGATGCCAGAGGCCGTGCAATACGCCGACAACGGCAAGATGATGGTCGACTTCCCGAAGGTGGTCGGGCTCTTGACGGAGGCCGTCAAAGAACTCGACGCCAAGGTGGAAGGCAAGAAGCGCAAGGGGAAGAAATAATGCAAGTCTCAACCGGGCAAGCAATCTTCAGCGGCGAGACAAACCCGCTGCTGCGCGCGATGGGCAAAAAAAAGAAGGGCGGCATCATGGACATCCTCGGGCAACTCTCTGGGGCAGGCGCGACAGAGGACGAAGAGGATCTTTCCTCATTTCTCGGAAAGGCCGCCCAGGGCAAGGGCGGCGCGCCGGTTTATGACCCGAACAAATATTACGGTGGCCTATACAGTATGTACGGCGGTCGCAAGGTACGCGGCGGCCTCTTGGGAGAGTGACAATGGCACTGCTTGATACACTGAGAAAAATTCCACAGCGCATCGGGAAAAACCTTGAGCGCAATATTGGTGGATTGTTGGGCGAGAACATTGAGGCTCTCTCCGAAGAAGAGCGCCGCGCCATCCGCAGGCAGGCGGCGACCGCAATCTTTGACGCGATGGCGCAGGGTACTACCCCAACCGCAAACCTTGAGCGCGTGGCCGCGATGGCCGGCGCTAGGCTTGAGGCCCAGAAGGGGCGCGAACGCCAAGCCGCCGCAGAGGCCGCGCTGCCTGCTATCGCCGGCCGCGTCTATGGCGGGCGATCGCTTGGACAGATTGAGACGGCCCCAGGCCTTGACCCGGCGTCTCGCCTCACCGCGAGTTACCGCAGAGACCCCGCAGAGGCGATGGCGATGCTCTCTAGCACCCGCGCTGGTCTAGACGTTGGCCAGATCTCGCCGGCGCTTGCGACCGCGGCACAGGAGGGCATGAAGCCAGAAGAGTACGTCTATCAAAACGTGCCCGGCGTCGGGCTCGTGGCGGTAAACCGTCGCAACCCAGAGGATCGAAAAGTGATCCAGCGCGAGGTGCGACAGCGCGAGGCCGTGCAGCCGACGCTGCGGCAGGTGCGTCTACCGAACGGGATGGTCCAGGATATGTGGATCTCGCCGGGACAGTCGACCGGGACTGCGGTCGGTGCGCCATACACCCCGAAGGGAGAGGGCGGCACGGGCGAGACCCTCAACGCCCGCCAGCAGTCCGGCGTGAACATGACCAGAGACGCTGCGCTCCAGTATGCGGCCAACATCACCGGGATGAGCAAAGAATCAATCAGCTCAAAAACACCACAAGAAATTGAGCGCTTGATTATTTCGCGCGGTGGTCGCGTCTTGCAGGGCGGTACGGCTCGTATGCTTGCAGGGACCCCAATCGTCGGAGACTTTGCAAAGTCAATGATTGAGGCCTACAACGCCGACCTCATCGCGCCATCCACCACCGGCGGCGCCGGGATCGCTATGGTGCAAAACCCGACCGGGCCAATTACCGGCCCAGACGTAACGACCGGGACGCTACAGTTCCCGAACGCCATGCTCCCGGTTGAGGTCCAGGCCCAGATGATCCGCTCTATCCTTGAGCAGGGCGGGCGAGTTGAGCGGTACGACGCAAACGGCAACCCGATCAAGTAAGGCAGACAAATATGTCCATCAAAGTACCCATGCCGGACGGCACCGTCGCAGAGTTCCCAGAGGGGACAAAGCCAGAGGTCATAGAAAAAGTGCGCCGACAAAAGGCGCAAATGGCCTCACGCGCGCAGCCACAGCAAGAACCCCCTGGGATGCTCCAGACCGCGATCCGCGGCTTTGGCCAGGGCTTCACGTACGGCGGGGCCGACGAGGCCATCGCGGCGATTGAGTCCGGCGCGGGGGTCATGCCCTACGGCCAGAGCATGCAGCAGCAGGCCGCGGAGCGCGAGGCAATGCGGCGCGCCAACCCGTTCACCTATGCAGCCTCGGAGTTTGCCGGCGCGCTGGCGTCTCCTAACCCGTTTGGCAAGCTGACCTCGGTCACGGGGACGGGCGGGCGCCTCTTGACGCAGGCCGGCATCGGCGGCACGACGGGCGCCATCCAGGGCGCGCTCGAGGCGCAGCCAGATAGTCGGCTCTCTGGCGCGGTCAGCGGCGGAGCCGCCGGCGCAATCACTGGGCCCGCCTTTGGCGCGGCGATGGACTTTGCGCGTGGCGCGCGTGCCGTCATGGGGCGCGCGTTTAGGCCAGACGAGCCGCGCGTCGCGTCCCAGGAAGTCCTCGGCGCGCTACGAGAGGCCGGCCTGACGACGGACCAGTTGCGGCAGCAGATCCTCTCGGGGAGGCCCGGCGAGATCAACCCCCTCGGGATGATGATGGGCCAGCCTGGGCAGATGGCCGCGGAACGCGCCGCGCTCGGTGGCGGGCAGGCGGCAGACATAACGCGCGCGGTGTCGGAGGATGTCCTCGGCGGGTCTGGCGCCCGCGTGATGCAGGTCGTCAACGAGATGACCGGCGGCAACCGTCAATTCACGCAGGACATCCTTAAAAAGTTTAAGGACATGCGCAACGCGAACGCCACCAAGCTATACGGCGACGCCCGCGCGGTCGGGATCGTGCAAGACGACGAGATCGTCAGCACGATCGTCGGCGACCCGCTGCTGCGCGCGCTCTACAAAAAGGCGCAGGTCAACGCGCAGCGTCAAGAAAAAATAAAGCTCCCGGATCTTGTCGATAAAAACGGGGACCTGATCCAGAACGCCTACCCGTCCGTGGCCGCGCTTGATTACCTCATGCGCGCGGTGGGCGCAAAGAGAGACCAGGCGTTTCGAGCCGGAGACGTGAACGCCTCTGGTATCAAGGCGCTCTTTGACCAGCTCGATACACGCGTCAAGGCGTTGGTGCCAGAATATGCCGCGGCGCGTGCTCGGTTCTTTGAGGACTCTGAGCTGATACGGCTCTCTGAGCTTGGCCAAAAATTCAGCGCGATGTCCGAGTCTGATCGCAAGGTCGCGCTCCGTGCACTGAGCCCAGAGCAGCAGTCTGTGGTGCGCGACACCGCACGAGACGCCTTCTACAACAACCTCGCCCGCATGGACGACGCCGGGATGGCGCGCGCACTTGTCTCGAGCAAACAGAACAGGGACTTCCTTGATTTCATTGCAGAGACGCCGGAGCAGGCCGCGCAGGCCGCGCTTCGGATCAAGCAAGAGCGGCGCCTCCAGGAGTTTGCCCGCAAGATCAACCCGAACATCGGGTCGGACACGGCGCGCAGGATGGCGGCAGGCGGCGCAGGCGTCGACCAACTGGCGCGTACCGAGCAGGTCGCGCAGTTTGCTATGGGCAACAGCGCGTCGCGTTTTATGACGCTCTTGAACATTGCGGGCGGCCGGCTCCGTGGACTGACGCCCGCGGTGCGTGAAGACATGGCCCGTATGCTGACCCAGATGGACCCACAGCAACAGATGGCCGTGCTAGACAGGCTTGATATTGAAGACCAAAAATTGATGCGAGACGCGGCAACCCGCGTGGCAAAAAAGGTGGGCTCTGTGCAGTTTGGTGGGCGGCTCCCTGGGCTGCTGTCTACACAAGAAGAGAAGTAACTCATGGACCTCTTCGAGATCTTTACCCGCGCGTGGCCGATGGTCTTGGCGTTTATTACGCTGATTATCGTGCTGTCAAAACTTGACCTGCGAGTGGCGGTGCTTGAAGAGAAGGTCAAGACGCTGTTCGACTTAATCAACAAGAAGTCAGACAAATGAACATGCAAAAGATCGTCGATATGCTGTTCCCGGTGTTGCTGGCCGCGGTGGGCTGGCTACTAAGCGAGATCGCGTCGTTCCAAAATCGGCTGATTGCGATTGAGAGCAAAATGCCGATTTTGATTACCGAAGATGGCGTAATTATTGACAGCCCACAATCGGCGGCGGCGCGACAACGATTGAAAGATGATCTGCTAGACGACATCCATGACCTACAGGTGCGCGTTAAATTGATGGAAGAACGCGGAAAATAAGGGGACCATCATGCTCGACACACTCCTCGGCGGCGTATTTGGTGGACTCCTGCGTCTAGCGCCAGAGGCGCTCAAGTTCTTCGACAGCAAGAACGAGCGCAAGCACGAGCTCGCGATGCTCGAGGCGGAGATGAAGTTCGCCCAGGTGAAGGGCGAGATCGCGATGAAGCAGACCGAGGCCCAGATGACGATGGCCGAGGTGGCGGCAATCGGCGAGGCGTTCAAAGAACAGGCCGATACGGCGAAGTCCGCCGGGTGGTTCGTGGCGGCGCTCTCTGCGCTGGTGCGCCCCGTGACGACGTATCTCTTTGTCGTGGCCTACGCGCTCGTGAAGATCGCGGCGTTTCAGATCGCGCTCGCGCAGGGCGGCGACTGGAAGTCTGTCTTGATGTCGCTCTGGTCGGCCGACGACATGGCGGTCCTTAACATGGTGCTCTCGTTCTGGTTTGTGGGTCGCGTCTATGAACGCACCAAGGCTTGACGAGGCGATCGAGGCCGCGGCGACACTCTGTAGGCACTTCGAGGGCTTCAGGAGCAAGCCCTATATTTGCCCGGCTGGCTTCCCTACACAGGGTTTTGGAACCGTCTTCAAGCCAGACGGGACCCGTGTATCAATGGATGACCCACCGATCTCGGTCGAGCAGGCCGAGGCGTGGCTCATGTCAGAGCTGCGGACCAACTACGGCGCCGGGATACTGAAGGCCAGCCCGAACCTCATAAACCACCCGAGGGCCTTGGCGGCGGCCATTGATTTTGCATACAATCTTGGCGTCTCACGGTATAGGGCGAGCACGTTGCGAAAGCGACTACAGGCCGAGGACTGGGAGGGGGCCAAAGAACAACTCATGCGCTGGACCAAGGCCGGCGGTCGTGAGTTGCCGGGCCTTGTCCGACGCCGCAAGGCCGAGGCGGGCCTTTTGCCGTGAAGCCACGCACCGACGGCATCCCCAAAAAGTTCCAACTCGCGGGCCACACGATCGAGGTGCGGACGGTGCCGCGCTCTAAGTGGAGGCACGGCAAGAACTGCGTCGGAATCTGGCTCCCGGACGTGTATCGAATAGAGGTCGTCAGCAGCCTGCGCGGCAGCGCGCGGCAGCAGGTCTTTACGCACGAACTCATCCACGCCCTACTCGATGTCGCCGGCCACGACGACCTCTCGCGCAACGAGCAGCTCGTCGATCGCCTGGGGCACCTCCTACAGCAAGCCATGACCACGATGGAATGAGGCGCCACCTCATCATCCCCGACGCGCAGGTCAAGCCGGGGAGCCGCATAGATCACGTCAAGTGGGCCGGCGAGGCGATCCTCGACTATCGCCCCGACGTGATCGTGTGCCTCGGAGACTGGTGGGACCTGCCGAGCCTCAACAGCCACGCCGAAAAGGGCAGCGCGGAGCTCGAGGGCGCGCGATACCAGGGAGACATCGACGCCGGCAACAAAGCATTCCGCCTGCTCGACAGTTACCTCAAGCGCTCGCGCAGCAAGACGTGGCACCCGCGGCGCGTATTCCTCGAGGGCAACCACGAGAACCGCGCCAACCGCGTATCAAAAAATGACCCGAAGTGGCAGGGCGTTATCGGCTCGCAGAATTGCCAGACGCTAGACTGGGAGCGCCACCCGTTCCTCAAAATCGTGGAGATCGATGGGGTCGCGTATTGTCACTACTTTGCCAACCCCTTTAGCGGCAAGCCGATCGGCGGCACCATCGTCAACCGACTGAACTCTATCGGCAAGTCGTTCGTCCAGGGCCACCAGCAGGGCTTCCTGTACGCGAGCAAACAATACCCCGACCACGTTAAGCACGGCCTCGTCGCGGGGCGCTTTTACCTAGAGCACGAAAACTATCGCCCAGACGACGTGCAAAAATCTGAGTGGAACGGGATCGTCGTCCTTAACGGCGTGCGGCGCGGCGATTATGACCTCATGCCGCTGCGGATGGACTACCTGCGCCGCAAGTACGGCTAGCGCCCGCGCTTAATCGCGAGCAACACCAACACCACGCACGCCAGCGCCGTGGCGGCGTCGATCAAAAAATCAATCACGACACGCGCAGCGCAGACTCGGCGATCGCCGACGCGCCGGGCGCGTTTGACTTTGCGATGTCCTCGAGCGCAGACCTGTAACGCTCGATGATCCCGCGCTGCATCATGTCCTGGTGCGTCGCCTCCACGCGCCAGCGCATGATCCCAGATCGCTCGTGCTCGAGGGCCTCGATCCGCTTGACGTAAGCATCGAGCCGATCCTGTTGCTCCTGGATGATGACGCGCAGCTCCTCCTTGGTGCGCGCGCCGCTCAACCAGGCATCTAGCCACGCCCTCGGGGGGCTCTCCGTGTCTACTGTCACCATATAAGTTCCGGCTACCGCGACGGGGCCGGTGCTCCGTCTCTAACCACGCGGCTTGGCTCTAGGGTTACTTGTCCATCATCTCCATGTCGTCATATATCTGCGCCGCCTTCGTGCAGAACCACGCCGCCTTGCGTAGGTCCTGCCCAAAGTTATCCTTCCGCCCGGCGCGGGAGAGGTACTTGAGCGCAGAGCCGTGGCAGTACGCGACCGCACCCTCGTGGCCGAGGACGGCCTGGATGTAGTCGATCGCCTCGATCTTCTGCCCGTCTGGCAGCGCGATCTTGTAGTGGCGCGGGTCGTTCACCACGTCCTCAACGTCGTCGATAAACCCGAGCCCATCAAAGGGCGGCGGTATCTCTGCGAGCCTGTCCTGTGCCATACGCAGCCTCACCCTGCTACCAGCCGGGCGGCGCGTATGGCGATCCCGACAAAGAGACCCACCGAGACGGCGGCCGCCACCGCCACAAAGAGCGTCACCAGGACATACAACACCGTGACGATCGTATCCGTCGCAATATCTTTGTCCGTCATGCTGCCCTCTTCTTGAGCTTTTCGTTAAGGTCGTGCAGCGCCCGCAGGTGCAGGAACGCCGGCCAGGCGTCGTCGTCGAGCGACGGGTAGAAGTGGTGCCCAAAGTCGCCGTTCTCTTTCGAGAACCGCAGGACGTGATACCCGCCGTCGATCTTGTTTCCGCTGGTCTCTTCGTAGGCCTTGGCGTACGCCGCGACCTGCATGAGGTACTCCGGGTACACCGCGCCAGAGGTCTTGAAGTCGCCCAGGACCAGCTTACCGTTGAGGCGCCCGATGAAGTCCAGCGTCCCGCCGTAGCGGTGCGCCTCCGACAACACCGGGACCTCGCAGTCGATGATCTCGAGCTGCGTCCCCTTGACCCAGAACTCAAACCCCGAATAAGCGCTCACGACCTGCGCGCGAAACGCCGCGGGCTCCGAGGTCTTCGCGTTCTGCATGACCTTCTCGAGGTGCGCCATGGGGTCCGCGCCCTTTACAAAGGCCTCGCACATCTCGTGGACGCAGGTCCCGATCGCGAGCGCGTCGTTGCCCTCGTAGAGGCCGGCCGGGGCGTCCCTGCCCTGTCCCTCCAGCACCCCGTGTGCGCGGCCAGTCTTGTAGGCCCAGAGCAAGAGCGCGCCGGGGTCCTTGATCTTTAAGATGGTGGTGACGGACGGCACCTTCGTGCCGTCTGCCAGTTTATATCCGGTGCGTGACGTGGCCATCAAAACACCAGCGAGTCGTCTTTGAACTCCTCGGCCGCCGCGGGCGCGGCCTTGGCGGGGGCCTTCGGCGGGTCGATGATGCGGCCCGCGATCTTGTCCTGGACCCACGCCGGGAGCTTGTCAAAGACCGCCGCGTCTGGCGACTCCACCGAGTACCAGAGCGACTCGCCCTCGAGCGTCGGTGCCGGCATACCCTTCGGCAGCGGCATGATGCTCGTGAGGTTCGCGTAGGTTTTCTCACCTTTAACGGCGTGCGTTATATTGATGAAGGCCGGCTTGCCCAGGACGTTCACGAGGTCGAACTTCTTGAGCTCCTCGGGCGTGAAGGCGCGACCGCGCCAGGACTGGAGCAACTGCCGCAGGGTCGCCTTTTCGTTGAGCGACAACCCGACCGTGCGAGAGATCACCGCCGGGAGGCTCTTCGTCTCGCCGTCCTTCGTGATCTCTACGCGCTCCGAGGGAATCTGGAACCGCAGCAGCAGCGTGCGCTTTGGCGCGAACTGGCCGCCGGGGCTCGGCTGAACGCCAAGGTCCACGAGCATGTCGCAGACCGCGGCGTAGGCGCCCGCCTCGATGGGCTTGCGCTCGGGGTAGTTTCCGCCTGGAGAGGCGCTGACGTAGATAGACATTTACTTACTCCTTCGTTTACACAGTGTAGATACAGTTCACCAAAGATTGTGCGGGGACCCGGCGCGACGCCGAGAGCTCCGCCAGTTTGGCGGGGGAACCGACCGCCAACTTTCGTTTGCCGCACTTTGTAGGCGGCGGATTAAATCTAAGACCCAGCGGATCACCACTCCTCCGGTCGCAGGATCGCGCACACAATCGCCGCCACACCGAAGACCGCAAAGGCCCCGGCGAGGGTCATCCACTCTTCAAAGGTGGCAAAGCCGGCGACGAGTTCCATCACGCCACCC